AAAAACACACAGTACATATCATCTGATGCAGATGTAGCACTTGTTAAAGTTAAACTTGTACCAGATGCAGTATATGCAGTTGTAGGTTCTTGTCTTACAAAGTTAATAAATAATGCAATTTCATTTTCGTTAGCTACAGGATTATCAAGTGTGTAAGATGTAGTCGCACTTGTAGTGAAGTCTTGCTTAGCAAAACTTGTGTAACTTAATGCTGGTTGGTTTCCTATAAAAGGCATTAATCTCCTATGTACTTATTGCATCTACAGTTGATACCCAAACATCTAATGATGAAGCTGTGTCTGATATTACTTTTAAAGCATCATTATTTTGAACTACAAATTTAGCACCACCATCAAGAACTTGTAATGCTGAACCTGCTGGAATAGGTGCGTCTTTAACTAAATAAATATCGTTAGTACCATCATTAATATATACAGATGCTACTACAGCAGAAGCTGTAACATTTGCAACAGATATTCCTACTACAGTATCGAAACTGTCAGCAGTAAATAAAGTTGCTGCAGATGTACCTACATCATTGCTTGTGTATCTTCTAAAGTTTTGTGCCATGTTTACTCCTTATTATAAAGCTATCGCCATTGCAATAGCAAATCCATTTGATGCAAATCCTGTAGTATCTACAGCAGCATCTTGCCAAGCAGATCCTGTGTATACACGAAGTACATCGTTTGTTGTATTAAAATATAAATCTCCTGCAGTTAAAGCATCGCCATCATTATCAACTGTTGGATCACTTGCTTTCGCACCTAGATATGTATCGTCAAAATTATCAGCTGCGGCTTCGGCAGCGGCTTGAGCTGTTTCTGCAGCTGTCTTAGCTGTTTCGGCATTTGTAGCACTTGTTGCAGCATTAGTCGCTGAAGTGGCTGCGTTAGTCTCTGATGTACCAGCATTTGTAGCCGAAGTTGCTGCATTGGTAGCAGACGTTGCAGCATTAGATTCTGATGTTGCCGCATTAGTAGCTGAAGTCGATGCGTTACTAGCTTGTGTAGTCGCTGTTGTAGCGGATCCTGCAGCAGAAGTTGCTGAACTTGCAGCGGCTGTTGCAGATGATGCAGCATTTGTTTCTGAAGTCGAAGCATTAGATGCTGATGTTGATGCGGCTGAAGCAGAATTAGATGCGTTAGTTTCTGAAGTTGCAGCATTGGTTGCTGATGTAGCAGATGCTGTTGCAGAGTTTGCTGAATTAGTAGCAGATGTAGCTGCATTTGTTTCTGACGTTGCTGCAGCAGTTGCACTAGCAGCGGCAGCTGAAGCTGAAGTAGTTGCAGAAGCTGCGTCTACTATTAAATCCCATTTAGCTGAATCTGTATTACTTGTTAATGGTTGTGTACCAGATGAAGTATGAGCTGTGTTAGCCATAAAGATATTATTAGTTGAAGTATCTTTAACTAAATCTCTAACTTGATATGCAGTTGATGCAGACCAGTTACCTCTAAAAGTTCCTAGCTCTTGTGTTACTGCTAGTTCTCCAGCAGAATCAAATGCTAAAACTTTGTTAGCTCTATCTGTTGCACCTACAGTAAACTCTGTAGATGTCATAGTATTTGTTCTTGATAGTTTGATGGATCTGTCTGTTGCTTCTGATACCTGTTGAGCAATCATAGTGTTACGATCCAGACCCTCTTCGTGTGTCTCCGCAGGGAATGGATCATTAGCGATATAATCTATCACTTGAGTTTGCGGGACATTCCTTCTAATAACAACTGTTTCTCCCGAAGCGGGTATATTACCACTCGTAAAAACAACAGTTCCACCAGAAGCAGATCCTGCACCTGTAACTGTATAATGAGTAGTTAATGTTTTAGTTGTTTCTGTTCCTGTAGATGATCTAATAATTACTACTAAGTCGCTGTCCGCAAAAATTTTGAAACTGTAAGCAAAGGTAGTTGTACTACCATTTCCATTGTGAGAGTTTTTTATAATTGTAGTTGATACTGTCATTTCGATTTACCTATATACTATTTATCCTTCTGTTCAACATTTTTAATAATCTGCACACCTTTTTGAGCTAGACCAATTCTAGTTTTATAAAGGTCATCTATTAAATCTCTCTTTTCTTCTGCAGTAAAAAGTGTACCATCCTCTTTCATTTTTGCATTGTATATAACCTTTATATCTTTTGATACTTCTTTCATACCTTTTTGTATATCTAAAACTGCTTTTATATCAAAATTAACTTTTTTAGATTCTTTTAAATATCCTTCTACATCTCCTATCTTATCCAGATAATCTACTGTATTCAATATGGTTTTGTATGGTTTAAGTGATTCATAAAATACTTGTATTGATTTAGAATATCCATAAACATCTTTAGCTTGAAATACTCTAATACCGGGTATTTTTGTTAATGGATCTTCTGGTTTAATTGGGTCCTCTATAAGTCCACCTTTTATGGCTATAGTATTAATAGCTTCTTTAGCCATTCTACCAACTGAACCAAAATAAGAATCATAAATGTTTTCTACATATATTGGATTTGCAAAATAGTTATCGGGTCCAACCATAGTTGCTAAGTTTTCTGCTAATGCTTTTATAGTTGGGTTTGTATACTCTGTAGAATAATAAGAGTTAAGCATATCCTTTGGAGCATCCGGTGGTAAGATTGGAGCTTCTCTAAATATACTGTAATCTGCAGCATTTTCAAAAAAAGGTCTAAAAAAAGTTGGAAGTGGAGTATATCCTTTTGCATGTTCTAAAGTAAATTCTTTTACATAACTCATAAAATCTTGTTTTTCATTTGTTCTTAAATAATCTAAAACTTTTTCAGTAAGATTAGAAAAAAAAGTACCTACCTCAAATCCTTTTGGAAAAAAAACTCCTTTACCATTTACTTTTGCATAATATTTATTGTTTTTAATATAGTCTGGAAGTTCTTGATAATCTTTATCAAGTTCTCCATCTTCATCTACAAGAGCATTGTAAGCCATAAAAGTTGGTAATGATACAGCTATTGCAATCATACTTAAAAATTTTGTAGGTCTATCTCTAAATGCTTCGTATGCTTTTACAGATCCTTGTATTCTAGCATTAAAAAATGGAACACCTTTATTAACTCTTGCACCTAAAGTTCCTTTTTTTGCATAATCTAATAAATCTCTTGCTTCAAACCCAGCTCTTTCTAAAGCATCTCTTTCTGATAAACCTTTTTTTTTAGCTACTTTATAAACTTTTTCACTCATAGCAACTCTGGTAGCTTCTTCAGAAATTTCAGTAAAATATCTAAACTGTCCTAATATTGGTGTTGAATATTCATTTCTCATTACACCTTTATTTAGTATTGCGTGAGCATCTGCGTCAAACATTGTTCTATCTACTGATCTTAAGGTCGATTGCGCACCACCATTTTTTAAAAATCTTTTATATGCTTCTGTTGCTCTTTTAGGGTCTTTGTAGACAACATGAAATATTCCTTTAATTGAATCTACAATAGGAACCCAACCTATTTTAGACAAAAAAGTTGCGTTCATTGTATCTTTAAAAAAGTTTGGTAAAGCAAAATCTGGAGTTACGATTGCACCTGTTCTTAAAAATCTAGTTGGTGCTGTTAAAAATTTTACTACAAAATTCATACTTGGATTATCCATAACTCTAAAAGCAGTAACTAAATCTTCGCCAACTTCATAAACTTCATATTTACCAGTTTTTGTATTTCTTAAAGAAATAGAATTACCATCTGGATAAACAGCTTCTTGTCTAAATATAGAAAGTTCCTCAACACCTTTGTTTGAAAGTTTGTCTAAAGTTTCTTTATCAAAAAATTTTTCTAATTCTTTTCTTTGAACTGTAATTGGTTTTAAATTACCTTTTTTCTTTTTTATCCAGCTAAGTGCTTCGGGGTCTTTTTTTTGAGCTTCTAAAACAGTATTAATAAAATCATTTTTAGTTTTATTAAGTTCTGTCATTCTAACAATGTAGTCTGTATTTTTAACAATACTTTCTAATGGGTCTATAATTTTTACTTTTGATCCTTTTAATCTTTTAAATGGATTACTTGATCCTTTAATAAATCCAGATTCTCCGGGTCTAGGTAGTTCTCTAGCCATAGGCATATAGTTTTTATTAATTTCTCTAAATGCGTTGTAAGATTCTTTGGTTATAAGTCCTCCATCAAAAGCATATTTTAAAACACCATCTTGCAAATAAGTATCTACTTTTTTAGCAGCTTGTTCATAAGTAATCATTTTACCTGTGTCTGGGTCTTTAACTTTTTTGTTAGTATACTTTTTTAAAAATATTTCTGCATTTGGAATATCAACACCAGATTCTTTACCTCTTTTAGCAAGAGTTACTGCGTGTCTGTTTGTTAAATAAGTGCTAAATAAAGCTGTTTCAGTTTTGCTATCTTTTACAAATGGTTTTACAATAGACATAAGAGATGGTCCATTTTCAGCTAATGTTTTAAAATCAAGAGTTCCAAATTCAATAAAGTGTGCTGATCTTCCTTGCATACCTTCTTGTAATCTTAATAGTTCGTATGTGTTTAATTTTTCAATACCTGTTTTAGTTTTAATATTAAGTTCTCTTAATGCTTCTAGTACAGGATATTTTTGATCTATAGCTTTAATTACAAATTGTCTTTTTGTAGTTTTAGCTGATTGTTTTACAGTTTCTGCAATTTGTTCTTTTGTGATTGGCATTTTATTTATTTCAAAAGAAATATTTTCTGCCGCTTTATTTGCAATAGGATCTTCAAATTTTGGTTTTGTTGTAACTTGTATTTCTTCTTTTGGTATTTCTATTTTTTTAGCATCTTTTATTTCATAAGCTCTAATTGTTACATTATCTGATAATAAATCTTCTCTTACTGTTCTGTTTTTTGCAGAATCTAAAGCTACATCTGTAGGTTTCTTTCCATAATCAATAAAAATTTGTTTTGATTTTTTTTCTGCTTTTGCTTTAGGTAATCTAATATTAAATAAACCAAACAATAAAGCAGTAGAAGCAAACTCTCCCATATCTGGTATTTCTTCATCTAATAATAAACCTGTTCCTTGATAACCAATTATTTGAGCCGCAGTTCTTGATATATATTTTTCAGCTAATGCTTTACCACCCGGAAGTTTTAGCATAGGTAAAGCTAATGATGCGGAAAACTTTGCACCTTCTTTAACACCTTCCATTAAAGTTTCTTCTAATAATATTTTCATAACATCAGAAGGTTTGCCTTCATCTTGATTTTCTAAAACTTTTAAGATAGTTGCTCTAGTTGTAGTAGGTATCATTGCACCTGTAAATCCAGCACCTAATGTACCTGCCGGTAAACCAACTAAAGCACTTCCGGCATAAAGTGGAGAATCAACAGCTAGTGTTCCCAGTGTTGTAAGAAACTCCTCGGTCCAAGTATAATCTTTTGGAGTTGGCAATTTTAATGCTTCTGGAGTACCCTCACCTTTTGCTGCTCGTTTGCTTAAATTCCAAAGGTTTCCTCCTAGGATTTGTTCAGCAATATAGTCTCCATCAAATTTTTCTCCTACTACAGTTTCTTTAATATCTTTTTTTAATTCTTTTAATTGCTCTGATCTAGTTTGCTCTGTTTGATATGGCATTTCCTCTTCTGATATTATGATACCTCTTCCAGATAAATAATCTCTAGCAACATTGCCAACGTAATCTTTTACAATTTTAGTATCTGGTTCAAACTTAAATTCATTAGCAATTTCTTGATTAGTAAATCCACCTTCTTGAAGTTCTTTTACTTTACCTTGTTTCCAAGCTGTAATATCTTTTTGATCAAAACCACCCTCTTGCAACAGTGTTTGTTGTTCAATTAAATTCATGCTTCTTCTGTGTTGAATCTAGTTACTATTAATGCTGCTGCAATGTTAGCAGCTAGTGTGTCATCTTTCTCTAATAAATTAACTAAATCTTTATCTTCCAAATTTAATAAACTTTCTCTTGCTGTTTTACCATCTTTTGCATATTTTGGAGCAAAAGTAGATTCAAAATTACTACCAAATATAGGAGCAGAATTTTTTAATAAATCTTTTGCTGTATCTACTTCTATTTGCCAATATGATCTTGCTAAAAATTTTGTTTCTTCTTTTACAGGTTTATCTGTTCTTTGTACTTTAGTTTCATATTGACTTTCTATTTGACCAATTTTAGTTAAATAATCTACTAAAGTTTCTTTTGAAAAATTACGATCACCATCAAAGTTTGTAGCTGCATTTTCTATTGCTGATATTGCTTCATCTGGAACTTCATAATCTCTACTTAATCTTTCTCTTGCTTTTACAGAATTTAGTTTGCTATTATCAGTTTGATAATGTTTATTCCAATTAGAAATTAAAAATCTATCTTTACCAAAAAATAAATCTCCAAAAAATCCTATTTGTTCTGGATTTTGATTTTGTATATTAAATTCATTATCTGTTTCTTCATCTAAAACACTTCCTTTCATTATATCTTCTTTAGTAACTTCTTTTTTCTTCCTTTGTCCTATACTACCATCTTCTTTTACATAAAATTCAGTAATTCTATTTATATATTGATTTGGTGTTTCATTTTCTTTTCTTTTAAAAAATGGACTAACTAAAATTGGTTCTTTTTTCTTAGCAGTAGATAGTAAAGCATCTCTCACTTGTGATTTAGTAGGAGTGTAATCTAAAATATCTTTAGCAATATAATTATCTGATGTTGAATCTAATAGTTTTGCTATAGGTATATTGTTTCTTACACCTTCTATAAACCTATTGTGCATATCTTGTCTGAAAGAACTTAATCTATTATTATAGTTTTCATCAAAATATTTAGAGCTTACTGATCCTTCAATTAAAGGAACCACTTTATCCATAAAATTAAAAAATTCTTTATTAGCTTTTATTATTTGTGGATTTTGTTGATTATCAAAAATGTTATTAAAAAAATTATCATCATCTAAATTAATAGATCCATCACCTACTCTTTCTGTAATACTTTTAGCTTCTGTTTCTCCTGCTAATAAAAATTTTTGAAAAGGATTTTTAATTTCATTATTTAAAATTTTTTTAATAATTTTATCATTAGTTAAATAATTTGTGTCTTTATTAATTTTATTATTAATAACTTTATTGTTTAATTCATTAAGCTGATTGTCATATTCTTCATTACCTGTTGAATAATTTAATGATAATTCGGAGGGATTTATTCCTAATGGAATATCTGGTTGATCTCCTTTTAATGAAGCTACAACTTTCTTTTTAGATTCTATTAAATTAATATTAGTTTGATAATCCACCATATTTTTTTGAAAGGTAGATAATTCTCTAAGTTCTTTTTTTAATTTTAATCTATCTTCTCCAGTAATACTTGAATAATTTTTAGGATCATCTAAAGATGCTAATGCTGCAAAAGCATTATTATTAGCAATCTTTCTTACCATCTCTGTTTCTACAAGAGCTGGTAATTGTCTTTTATAAATTTCTAAATCTGCTTCAGAAATTAAACCATCATTAACTAAACCTTGATAATCTGCAGTTACAGATTTTGCTAAGATTGCAAAGTTAAATGTATTTTTATCTTCTACAGCAGTTGTAATTTTATTTGAAACTATACGACTAACTTGATCAACTCTTGTTTTAACCATGTTAGCTCTAGTTTGTTTTAAAATATTATTAACATAAGAGGGTTTGTTAGATGCAATATTTAAATCAAAATATTTTTGAATATAATTGTTACTTGCTTTTGATTTATATTTATCAACTACTTGTTTGTAACCAGCATTAAAAAAATTAACACCTTCATCTGGTGTAGATTTTAATTTAGCTTGTTCTTTTATTTCTAATAATTCTTGATTAGCATCTGCAATTAGTTGTCCACCTTCTACCTTGTTAGATATTTCTTTTTCTTTTACATAGAATTGTGTGATTGCATCTGCGGCTGGTAATAAAGCTCCAGCTAAACTTGATTTAGGTGAAACCTGTATATTACTTTTTACAGCTCCAACTTCAGCAGTAGGTGTAACTTGTGTTTCAAATGTAGGTATCTTTGCCATTATTTATTCCTTGATCTGTTAGCAGATTTAGATCGTATTCTTAAATTACTTTTGCTGTTGTTTCTTGGATTTCTATCTTTATGATCTATATCTTTACCTAATATACTATTACCATATTTTTTTTTCATAATTCTTCTTGCACCATTTCTACCAGCTCTATTTTTTTTTTGCTTTGTCTTAGAATGATAATTTTTATATTCTGATTTATAATTTCTTTTCATTAACTAAACATCCCCATTTGTTTCATAGTTAATAAACTAGATCCTGCTCCAGCTAAATAACCTATTGCTTGTTGTCTACCTTGCGCTCTTGCTAATGATCCTTGGATTCTAGCAAAATTAGCTTCTTCTAATTTTTTAGCTTCAGCAACTTTACCATTGTATTCTATAATATCTCTTTGCAGCTCTGCTTGTTCAGCATTAGATTGTAAAATTTTTAATGCAGTACCCGATAATTCTACACCACTTTTTAATGTAGCAACTTTTGTAGTAGATTGAAATTTCTCAAAACTTTGATTAAATTTTGCAATATTAAATTCTGTTAATTTAGCTTGAGCTGCTGCTTCTTGCTCTGCAATAATTGCATTTCTATTTGAAACTTTCTGATTAAACTTTCCTATTTCATTTGCAGAGGTAGCTGCTGCTACACTCATTACTGGTCCAATAAAAGGTATAGCTGAACTCATTAGAATATCCTCGCGTATCTGTATTGATCTGTACCATCAAAACCAAATTTTTTCATTAAGCCTTCGTTCTCCAAACCTAACCACTCTGCAAATCTTTGACCTTGTTTAAAATCTTTTCTAATTGCAGTTTGTACTCTTTCTATATCGTGTTCTCTTGCAACTCTAGCAAAATCTTTTTTTATTGCACGAGCTACAGCTAAAGGGTTTTTCCAAATATCTTTTGTTGCAATTACCCAACCTTCAGCTACTCGACCCCAAACCATTTTCATTCCGGCAGCAAAGATAGGTTGATAATTAACAATACCTGTGAAAGCTAAATCATCTTGTTCTAAATTTTTAGCATTACCTTCTACATTAATGTAGTGTCTATCTGCTTCTAAAATTTTATGATTCATTTGACAGGATAATATAAACTGTCCATGTTCTTTTGTATAAGGTACTATATGTAATTGTTTATCCATCATTTGTTACTAACCTCGGGTATAGTGATAAGACTGTCAAAGGCAAAGGTTGTGCTTGTCTAACAATCATAAATCCATCTGTATCATAATTTCCTCTAAACTCTACTTCTTTATCTCCTGTGAATGGTGGAATACCTTGGTCCATAGGATCACTTGATTTTCTAAATGGAACTCTCTCCATATTATTTAAATCGGGTCCTATCTCAACACCAACACTTTCATATAATCTTGCAGTAACTTCATATATTCTTTTTGTTTTAGCTTGTGAAGTACCATTCTGCGCACCGGCATCTATTCTCATTGTTTTTAACAATGATGTATATCCTAATCCTACTTTAACATCACTTGCAGATCGGTCTAATGTTATTGAACCCGAACTTACAATTTTATCTGGATGTGTTGCGCCATCAGCTAATATAGAAACTGTTTGTCCTTCAAGATGTGATAATCCAGAAATAGTTGTTGCTGCGGATCCACTGTAAGATAATTGTGAATCTAAAAAATTAAATGATGTGTTATCTGTTTCATCAAAATTAAATGTATTTAAATATTCTACATATCTTTTAGTTGCGCCATTAATTGTTCTTTTAATAATCATGTATAGTTCATACTCACTATCTTCAGTTGGTATTACTGCAACAGATTCACAAACTGCTTTACCACTGTCAAAAGCTCCACCAAAAACATGTCTATGCCAAGCAACTACTTCTTGTTCTCTTTGATATGTTAATGCAATTAACTCACCATCATTTCTTACACACCAAATAATTGCTAGTGGCTCTTCTTGATATGCCATCTCTACAATACCACTATTAGTAACGTGTTCGGCAAGGATAGTTAGATCCGGAGCTATATAACCATCTACATCAAAGTTATAAGCAAGTTCTCTAATTTTTCTTTTAGCTCTTTGTAAAAACAAAGTAGCATTAGCAACTGCGATTGCATCTGTGTTTGCGGCACCATGGTTAGATTGTTTTTTAATTAGAATGTTTGTTGGTGTAACAGCATCATTATCTCCACCACCACTAACTGTAAACTCACCACCTGCAGTACCAATAATTAAAGTTCTACTAGCTGCCATAAATCTTATTGCATTAACTTGGTTAGATGCGATTGTATAAATAATTGCATCATCATCTGCTACAGTACCACCAATGTTTGCATCCATATTTTCATAATCACCAGACTTAGAAAAAAATACTGTTTGTGGTTGTGATAAAGTTGCGGCAAAAACCAATCGTTGTTCAAAGAATGATACGCAAGAAGGATGACCAGTAGTATCTGAAAACGCACCTAAGTTCCAATCAGTAGATGAGCTAGTTGATCCCATGTCTACTAATATTTCTATAGTTACATTTAATGTATCTGCTCTTGCAGTTATCTCTCCATAGCCATCTCTAAATCTAACTAACCTTCCAACATCTGTTGTTTGAAATCCTGTATCATTATTGATACCTGTGATTGCTGAAGCTGTTAAAGTTCTACCAGTTCCTACAGTATGTGCTGAAGTTGTAAATGTAGTTGCAGATGTATTCGTATCTAAGTATGGACCATTAGTAAAATCTACTTCTGTTAATGTCCAAGAGGTATGACCTGTTCTTGCTAACTTCCTAGTTTTGTGATTAGGATGTGTAACGTACATTACGTCAGCAGATTGTGCAAACTTAATATCAAAAAGTTCTGCAGTAAGATAAGGTGTAGATATTTCATAAGGAGATCCACCAGATAATATCTGACCATTATCTCTATAGAATCTAATGTACTGATTACCTAATTCTAAAATGTAAGTTTGTGTTGTAGAAAATTCAAAAGGTATTATTCTTGTTTTAGCAGCACTTGATTTTACTTCGGCAATAAAAGTTGTTCCGGGTCTACGAGCTGCAGCACCATGTGGATAGATAACCATATTTTCTACAGTTGCGCAACCTGCAGAATATTTTGCTAAATCATTTCTACCATCTAATCTTGGTGATAATTCACCTGCTGTAAAATTTGAAATTTGTGCAGCTACTCTAGCCATGTATTAGAACCTTGAATTAATAAAAGTACCAGCATCTATAACATCTGTCATTCCATCTTCTTGAGTGGTATTATATCCTTCAGTTGAATCAACAAATCTAGCATCTTTTAATTTTTCTTGATAAAGAGCAATCATGTTTTGTTGCGTGGTATTGTTAGATGTAATAGCATAAGCTATATCTGCAGCTAGTGCTGCTGATAATGTTTCTCTTAAATTTTCATCATATTGATTTGGATCTGTAACTCTTGATATGTATAATATTTTCATTGAAGAGTTGTTAGATAATATTGATCTACCTTCTACTTTATGATTTGAATCATAATCTAATATTCTAAGTAATCTTAAACAATCACCGGGTAAATTATATTTAAAACTGTAACCCCATGCAGGAGTATCTGTTGATGATGCTAGTTCTACTCTTTCTTGTAAACAGTTCCAAGGGTGTGATCTGAATACTGCATCTCTTACTTGAGTGTATCTTGAATTACAAAGTCTAGCATTTTTAGAATCTTCTGTAAGTGATAGGATTGTTGTTGCACCAAGTTGATTTAATGCTCCATTACAAATATCTACTGTTGATGCCATACTTACTCCATATTTCTTTTTGAGTTAATTGCAACTCATCTTTTTTCTGTTTAGTTCTACTATTAATATCTAATTCATTTATAATTTCAACTAAAGCATATCTATAAACTCTATTATCGTCTTGCCATTGAAAATGCAATAAATCTTTAGGCTCTTTGTATAATCCTAAGTTTCTAGGATCAAAATCACTTTTTGTCATTTTTTAGTATATATTTTCTTCTAATACTTCTATCGTTTTGTAGTTGCCAAATTTCTGCTTCAGTTCTTTCAAGTTTTGCATCAAAACCATAATGCACTTTACTTGTGTTTTTAAATCTATCTACCAATATATATCGGTAAACATAGTTACCTTGTTTAAAATGTAATACTGGTTTTAAATCTTTTATTTGTTTCATATATCCTAGGCGGGTTCCACTCTCGCTTCCCCCGCCTAAAATTCTAGTTATTAGTCAATTACATATAACACTTGCAACTGAATAGTACCAGTACCATTAGCACCTGCTAATGTAACTGTAACTGGAACACCATCTTTGTCAGCATCTGTTACTGTATTTTTGCCTAATGCAATCGTGTCTAACACTGCAACACTTTGTGCAGAAGTTGAAGCTGCCGCAGCTTTATATTCGTCTACGTCTGCTGCTTCGCTTGTACCATCTGCTTTAGTGTGTGCTGCGTAACCTACAGAGATAGTAGTTGATCCACCTAGTGCATCATAAGCTACTGATCCCGATAAAAGTCTCGCACCATTTGGTATGCTAAACATGTGTATTGTTGATTGTTCTGCACTCGCTTCATATTCAGCAAAAGCTACTCTTACTCTACCAGCAAGTTCGTTTGCTTTTACTTTTTCAGAAGGAGTTGATGCAATCAATGCTTGTTGTATTGAGTTTGCCATATTTATATCCTCCTTCTATTATGCTTCGTGTGCTTGGATTTCAACTACCTTTTCTTCTTCCATTCTTGTGGCACCAATGCTCATGCAGTAGTACACTTGAGTAGCATAAGATTTGTCAGCTCTTTCGTCAATTCTAGCTGAAACATCTTTACCAACTGCTAATGTAATACCATCTTGTGCAAACGCGATACATGATCTTTTAGAAGATGCAATAGATAGTCTGTTAGATACTATAAAGTTAAAACCAAGGAACGAGTTGATTTCACCATTTGCTAATGCTTTAACAGTGTTGAAATCTGAACTTGTTACTTCAGTTGTTCCTAATAGATCAGTGATTTGTCTTGGGGATACCACGATAAATCTAGCGATTGATGGATCCACACTTGCTAAGTCGAACTTTTCTTTTGCAGTTCTTAACTTCGCAATAGTTAAACCATCAGTACCAGCTTCTGTAATCTTCTGTGCAGAAGGTAATACAGTTGAAGTTGATCCTGTTTCGCCAGTAAATGCAGTTCCTGTAGCGGCACTGATTACCACGTCATCCATTGCTCTACCCATTGCCATAGCAGCAGCTTGAGCATAAGATGAAGTTGGGTCTATTAAAAGACGTACTTTATCTTGTTGATCTATTAAATCCGCAAATTCGTAATCCGCAAGAGATACTCTTCTTCTTGCATGTGGAGTGTCGATTTGTGGAGTGTCAGAATGTCTGCTAGTTTTTAAAACAGCAGTTACACTTCCTACTTGATCGAAGAAAGCATTTTTTCCGACAACAGATTCCAGACGTACTTTGTCTCTTAATAACGATCCCATTTGTTGAGATAGCATTTGTATGTTAGCAGAATACTGCTGTACAAAAGCTGTAGTTATTTGTGATGACATATTAGTCTCCCATTGTTGTGATTTATATTAAACAATCAGAGAAGTTATCCACCTGCGTAGGCATCTCTTGGATTTAAAGTCTTTTAGACTAGAAGTCTATCCCTTCTTGCCAGTAAGGTTCTTTTTAGGAATTGTCTTACTCTTAATCCATTTATAATAATTTTCGCAGATTGGCAAGGGATCATTTTTTTGGAACTCTGTTCCATTTTCTTTTACAATCCTTAGTATCTCCAATTTAAGCTCTTCATTATTTAAGTGATCATTTTCCATCATTCAACATCTCTCTTAAAGTATAGACTTGTTGAACAACTTTATCGTGATCTGGATGAGATTTGTTCCAATATGGACCATTAATATCATTAGTGATACTTGATATTTCTGTTTCAATATCTGAAACTGAATTAACACTTTCACTTTCAGTTGTAACCATTTTATCTTCTGACATCATACTTGCTATCTTTGCAAAACCTTTGATTATTTCTGGATGATCACCAAGTCTAGTACCATTTGATAAAGTCATATCTAATACTTCTGGATTAATATTTGCTTTAGCAATCGCACCAGCTTGTTTTACTTTTGAATCAAAGTCTCTACCCCATTCTTGTCTTAGCTCTTGCTCTGCTTGAGCTTGTGCAGTTTCAGTATCTA